AAGACCAAGCACTTGCGGTGATGGTATGACAACTGCAAATGGCGAATTGTCAGGTGCATTCCGCAACATGGGCTTCACCATTGAAAAGCAAACAGTGACAGCGAAAACTCGCGCACTGAAAGCCGAGTACAGCTTGGAGCTGGCACAAGACCTTAAAGCGATCCATGGTTTGGACGCTGAGACAGAATTGTCAAACATTCTGTCAACAGAGATCTTGGCTGAAATCAACCGTGAAGTAATCCGTACGATTAACTCACAAGCTAAAACTGGTGCTTCTCAAGCTTCAACAGCAATCAACGGTATCTTTGACTTGTCAACAGACGCTGATGGCCGCTGGTCAGTAGAAAAATTCAAAGGTCTGCACGTACAGTTGGATCGTGAAGCTAACGTAATCGCGAAAGAAACACGTCGCGGTAAAGGTAACTTCATCATCTGTTCATCAGACGTTGCTTCAGCTTTGGCTGCTGCAGGTGCTTTGGATTATGCTCCAGCATTGTCAACTAACTTGAATGTAGATGACACAGGAAACACATTCGCAGGCGTATTGAACGGTCGTATGAGAGTATACATCGATCCATATGCAACTGGCGATTATGTAACTGTTGGTTATAAGGGTACTAACCCATATGACGCCGGTGTATTCTATTGCCCATACGTACCGCTAACTATGGTACGTGCAGTTGGTGAGAATGACTTCCAGCCAAAAATCGGCTTCAAAACTCGTTACGGTATGGCTGCAAACCCATTCGTACCTGGTGCGATTTCGAACAATGGTTTGGGTACTGCTCGTTCAAACCAGTACTACAGAATCTTCCGTGTAGACAACATCATGCAATAAGAATCGGGTTAACCGATCTAATCTTGGGGCGCTTCGGCGCCCCTTTTTTTATGCTTTTAAGTTATATAAATAGAATAAAGATTTGGAGTGATAGATGCCCGAGCTTAGACCAAGTGTTACTGTAAATGTTAGTCCTACCACTAATGAAAGTAATTTAACTAATATTAGTATACTTCAGCCTAATGCGTTTAAGCTGAGTATTAGTCGCAAGCACTTTCCTAATCTTGAATTCTTTTGTCAATCAGTACTGCACCCAGAGGTTTCAGCTACTCCTGCAGAGCTTCCATTTAAAAGAGTAGCGAATATACCGTTTGCAGCAGATAAACTTAATTTTGGTGAATTAACATGTATGATCATATTAGATGAAAATTTAAATTCATACACTGAAATGTACAATTGGGTAAATAGAATTACTCAGCAATCTAATGTTACACCTACAATGGGAACTAATGCTATTCCGCCAAGTGAAGCTGATATTACTTTATCAATATTATCTAGTCATAATAATGTGACAAGACAAGTCATATATCACGACTGCATTCCAACTGGGCTTGGCCTCGTTCAGTTTGAAGCTACATCCGGAGCGGATCAATATATAGTATATCCGGCCACCTTTCGTTATTCGTATTTTGAATTTAAATAAACTAGGATTTTATTATGGACTTGCAATCGATTCTTTCCCAATGGGAAGAGGATTGTGTTATTGACAATAATAGTTTAGACACAACCTCACGTGACACCCCCAAATTACATGCTAAATACCTGCAGAAGTTGGGTACTGCAAAACTTATGCTTAAGCGTGCTGAAGCTAATCAAAAAATATTACTAAAAGAAAAATGGCTTTATTATAATGGTAAGATGGATCAAGAAGCTATATTAAAACGAGGATGGGAACCAGATCCATTTGATGGATTAAAAGTTTTAAAAGGTGAAATGGATTATTATTATGACTCGGATCCAGAGATTCAGAAGTCAGAGGAAAAAATACAATATTACAAAACAATACTTGAAACTCTTACAGAAATTGTCGACTCATTAAAGTGGAGACATCAAACTATTGGTAATATTATAAGATGGAAACAGTTTGAAGCAGGTGGTTAATGGAAGAATTATCGGTTAAATTAACGAATTATAGTATGATGAATATTGATTGCAGTCGAGGTGTTGCTCAAGAACTTTCTGAATACTTTTCGTTCTATGTACCAGGTTATAAGTTTATGCCGGCTTATAAAAATAAAATGTGGGACGGTAAGATTCGCTTGTTTAATAGCATAACTGGTGAGCTTTCTGCTGGGCTATATGGTTATTTAACAAAGTTTGCAGCTGATCGGTCATATACAATTGACACTGTTGCTTCTTCCTATGGTCTTCCAATTCCGGATCCAGAACCTCTTCCTCATATACCTGATTTACTAGCTGACGAAGCGCTTCCATTTCAACCTCGAGATTATCAATACGATGCGCTTGAAACAGCCCTAACAAAAACTCGAGCAATATTATTATCTCCTACTGGATCAGGCAAATCATTTATAATTTATTTGATATTGAAATACTGGTTGTACTATTTATCAACTGGCTGGAAGTATCCTAAGGCTGGAAAAGTTTTGATCGTAGTACCTACTACATCTTTAGTTGAACAAATGTCTAATGATTTTAAAGAATATGGACAAGATCTAAGAGGTATACATAAGATATATTCAGGAAAAGATAAAAATAATATAGAAGGCGCCATAGTAATTAGTACTTGGCAAAGCATATACAAACTACCTAAGAAATGGTTCGAACAATTTGGTATGGTAATTGGTGACGAGTGTCATAATTTTAAGGCAAAATCTCTTTCATCAATAATGAATAAGGCAACAGAAGCTAAATATAGATTTGGAACGACAGGAACTTTAGACGGAACACAAACTCATAAATTAGTATTAGAAGGTTTATTTGGCCCAGTTTATAAAGTCACTACAACTAAAAAATTACAAGATAATGATACTTTAGCACCATTAGACATCAAAGTCCTTTTACTCAATTACTCAGAGGAGGTAAGAAAGAATTTTGGAAAACAAACGTATCAGGAAGAAATTGATTTTATCGTTGGAAATTCCGCTCGTAATAGGCTCATTCGCAATTTGGCTTTGGATGCTACTGGAAATTCTTTGGTCTTATTCAATCTTGTGGAGAAGCACGGTAAGCCTTTATTTAACGATATAAATAATCATAAGGAAGAAGACCGCAAAGCTTTTTATGTTAGTGGAGAAGTTGCAACTTCTGATAGAGAAGCTATTCGTAAAATCGTGGAGGGACAAAGTAATGCTATCATCGTCGCTAGTCTTGGTACTTTTAGCACTGGTATCAACATACGGAACTTGCATAATATTATATTTGCTTCACCTTCAAAATCCCAGATCAAAGTTCTTCAATCAATCGGACGGGGATTACGGAAATCAGATAATGGACAAGTTACTACGCTCTATGACATAGCCGATGATCTTCATTGGGGAAAAAGAAATAATTTTACTTTAATGCACTCTGCAGAAAGAGTTAAAATATATGAAAAAGAACAATTTAAATTTAAGATTGTGAAGGTAGATATATAATGAATACAAAAAGCATTAGACAATTTAAGCTTACAAGCGGGGCCGAGATTCTAACAGAAGTCGTCGAATGGGACGACGATGAATCTGCAGATCTTGTGGTAAGAAATATTTATGAAGTAGAGACTTGGGAAAACATTCCAAATAAAGTTCGTTATTATTCTTTAAAACCTTATATGTCATTTCAGGGATCTGAGGGTTTATTTCAGACAATCAACACTTATCATATTGCAGTTAGCGCTTTGCCTTCTCAAAGTATGATAGAGCATTACATATCAATGAGAGAATCAGAAGAAGCTGCAGAAGAATTGCCCACAGTAACTCGAGATGATATGGCTAAAAAAAGAATAGATGATAGAGTAGAGGCTTTAAAAGCTTTGGTAGAAGATACTTTATCGAACGGGGACTCTGACGAATTTAATAATATTCTTGCCTTTCCAGATAAGAATAAATTCCATTAGGATACTATCCTCTCCTTAAAAGCTACTCTTTTATTATACACTGTTTTCCGGCTTTGTAAACCCATAAAACGCATAAAAAAATATTTTTTTTACAGTGTACAATACTTACGCAATATGTTAGAATATTATTATTGAAGGAAGAATTATATCATGGCAAGAACTAAACGCGCAAATATTCACTATGTTAATAATAAAGAATTTTCATTAGCAGTAGTAGAATATTGTAAAAGTGTTAAAGAATGCAAAGAGACAGATGATCCTTTGCCAAAGGTTACTGACTATATAGCCTCTTGTTTTCTTAAAATAGCTGAAGGCTTATCACACAAATCTAACTTTATTCGTTATACGTATCGTGAAGAAATGGTCATGGACGCTGTTGAGAACTGCCTGAAAGCTATCGAGAACTATAATATTGAAGCTGCTACACGTACTGGTAATCCTAATGCGTTTGCTTATTTTACTCAAATTAGTTGGTACGCATTTCTTCGACGTATCGCAAAAGAAAAGAAACAGCAGGATATTAAGCTTAAATACCTTTCTCAGTCAGGTGTTGAGACTGTGGCTATGATAGGCAATGATGATCCTGCTGCAGCTTCTGTACTTAATTCTTTTATTGATCAATTAAAAGATAGAATTGATAAGGTAAAAGAAAAAGATAACGAATTTACTGTTTATATGAAAGAAGATAAATCTCGCCGCAAAAGAACTTATAAAGTAGATTCAGATTTACAGGATTTTATAGATGAAGATTAAATTTCATGATGACCCGTGGTATCATTACGAAGTATCAGAATTTTTAACTCAAGATGAATTCGATGAAGTAAAAGCTTACCATATAGAAAATGTACCACCTCTCGAAAAAGGTAGAAATAATTTAAATAACCAGTTTATTTCTGAAGAAATACGTGGTATAATAACACCACGAATGCATGAACTTGCTAAGCTTATTAAACCAAAAGAAGATAATACAAACCGTCGTTTAAATATTGAAATGGATACTATTCAACCTGAATGGGCTTTTTCTATTCATCAAGATATTAAGGGAAAATATATTGTGTTTGTATTAGATTTATCTGATACTGGTAATGGCACGAGACTGCATAAAAGTGGAGATGGACCGATCGTAAAAACTATGCCATGGATTGTAAATGGTGGCGGAGGATTTATTCGTACTGATTATTCATGGCATTCTTTTGACACACATGGTGCAACTGAACCCCGTAGAACTGTAATATTGAACTTAATGTAATATGAAAATATGTATTTTAAATGACACTCACTGTGGTATTCGCAATAGCTCTGACGTATTTCTCGATAATGCAGAGAAATTTTATTCTGATGTATTGTTTCCTTATCTTTTGGAACATAATATTAAGCATATTGTGCATCTTGGTGATTACTACGATAACCGGAAGTTTATCAACTTCCGTGCTCTTAACCGTAACCGTAATCACTTTCTTAAACCGTTACGACAAAACGGGATAACTATGGATATCATTCGTGGTAACCATGACACTTATTATAAAAATACCGGAGAATTAAATAGTCTAAAAGAATTGCTTGGTCATTATATGAATGAAGTTAATATCATTAATGATCCTACTGTATTAGATTTTGATGGATTTAAGTTTGGTCTTGTTCCATGGATAGATAGTCAAAACGAAAAAGATTGTCTTAAGTTTATTTCCAATGCAAAGTGTGATTGGTTAGGCGGCCATTTTGATATCGAAGGATATGAAATGATGAAAGGCCGTAAATGCGAGCACGGATTAGATCGATCTATTTTTAAACGATTCGAACGAGTATTGTCGGGGCATTTCCATACTAAATCAAATCAAGATAATATTGACTATCTTGGTTCACAAATGGAATTCTTTTGGAATGATGCTCATGATAAAAAGTACTTTCATATTTTAGATACCAACACTCGAGAGCTTAAGCCTATTAATAATCCTCATACTCTTTTCCATCGTATACATTACGATGATACTAATAGAGATTACATGGATTATGACGTATCTGATTTAGATTATAAATTTGTAAAAATAGTTGTAATTAATAAAACTAACCAGTTTACATTTGACCGATTTGTTGATAGAATACAGAATAAGAAAATACATGAATTGAAAATAGCCGAGAACTTTAGCGAGTTTGTTGGTTCGAGTGTAGAAGACGAAGGCATATCTTTGGAGGATACGACTACGCTACTAAATACTTATGTTGATAATGTTGATACAGATCTAGATAAAGATCTTATTAAAAATAAAATGCATGAGTTAATGATTGAGGCGCAGTCGCTAGAAATTGCATGATTATATTTAAAACTATTCGTTACAAGAATTTCCTTTCAACCGGCAATTCTTGGACTACTATTGACCTATTGTCTACCAAGACTACACTTGTAGTTGGACATAACGGCGCTGGTAAGTCAACAATGCTTGACGCATTGGCATTTGCTTTGTTTGGTAAAGCACACAGAAATATTAGTAAACCACAGCTCGTTAATACAATTAATAATAAAGATTGCGTTGTCGAAATAGAGTTTACT